TATTTTGTAAGCAGAAGGTGACAGCAGTATGGTTATTTGTCCAAAATGCAGATCAGATAGGACTGCACCAATATTATATGGTTATCCGTCCCATGAAGCTTTTGAGGCTGAAGAGCGGGGAGAACTTATCCTGGGTGGATGTGAGATGATAGATGGAATGCCACACGAGGATTATGGTTGCCTTGACTGTGGATACCGATGGTCAAAGGAACTGCTCCCAGCTACTCAGATTACAAAAATACGCTATAAGGTTGTGGAGAATGGTCCGTGCACGATAGATTTCCAACAGTCGTGGGTATATGAAATATATCCTGATGGAAGGTGTAAAGAATATACATACCAAGGACAGAATCGTAAATATCAGTTTAAGATGGAAGAGAAGGTATCTGAAAAGAAGGTATACAGACTTGTATGCAGTCTGCAGAAAATCATAGGAGCTCCATTATGGGAGAAGAATGTTGTTGAAGGACAGGTGTGCGACGGTTGTAGTTTTAACCTTCAGATAACTTATGCTGATAAGCGGAAAGAAATAATAAATGGTGATGTTGCCGGAGGTACGTTTGATTCCATATTGGAGAAATTTGTCTGCAGTATCTTTGGAAGACGATTTACAACTTGACAAATCGAACAAGTGTTCTTATAATAAAATCATCGCTACGTTAGGATACATATCGCAGAGTAACACTATCAGGTTGGTTCACTTTCCCTTGACTGACCACAGTATTAGGAGGCGATGGTTACATGACATTTGAAATCGGTTCGACAGCTTATATTGTCGAGAGCAACCGGATCATCCGTGAAGTGACTATAGTTAAGCGGAACGGAGATTTTTATATAATCCGGTTTGGCACAAGAGGCGGCATCCAAGTGAGAAGCAACAGGCTTTTTGCAAGCTATGAAGATGCGGATTCTTCCATACATAAAAAGATAGAAAAAAGGACGGGATATCGTTCTCCATATGACTACATACACTAAAGTAAATGGAAGGGGATAATTTTGCAAAAAAATATGATTGACAATCCCCTTCAAATTTTATATACTTTAGTTAGCAAGTTAGCGAACAAGCAAGCGTGCTAATGAATGAACACCGATATAAAAAGTGAAAATGCGAAAAAGTAAAAAAGCGAAAAACAAAGCGAAAACGAAAAGAAAAGTGAAAACAAAGAAAAGGTGAAAATTATGATGTATGCGAATTTTGGAGAATTTATAAGCAAGAAGAGAGTTGAAAAGAAAATCACACTGAGAAAAATGGCTGATATGTTAGGCGTATCCGCACCGTTTTTAACTGATGTAGAAAAAGACAGACGCAACCCCTTCGATATGGAAAAACTTACACAACTCGCACAGATACTGAATTTGTCAAAAGAAGAAAACGCACAGATGCTTGACCTTGCTGGAAAGAAGAGAAATGCCGTAGCACCAGACCTTCCAGAATATATTATGGAACGGGACTATGTCAGTGCAGCTTTGAGGACAGCAAGGGACTTGGATGCAGGAGAAGAAGAATGGAACCAGTTTGTCGAGGAACTGAGAAAGCGAAAGGGGTAAGAACCTATATATGTATAGACCTGAAATTAAAAGAAAGAGATCTGGGGCACCAGTGTTAAGCAGAAAAGAGATTGATGTTATCGGACAGAATATTGTCGGGGATTTTATGCCGGAAGCATTAAAATCTCCACAGGAAATAGATATCGATTTGTTGGCACAGGATTATCTGGGAATGGATCAGGATTTTCAGTACCTGTCGCACTGCGGTGTTTATCTTGGGATGACGGTGTTCAATGACACGGACAAAGTACCCGTGTATGATCCGCAGAATAACTGTGCAGATTATATCAGCGCAAAAGCACATACCGTGATAATCGATAAGATGCTCTTGGAAGAAAATCAGGAACACAGATATCGTTTTACGATGGGACACGAGGCAGGGCATGAGTTTTTACATAAAGAATATTTTGCCTATGATCCTGACCAGATAACACTGTTTGACCTGATGGGAGAAACTCCGGCACCAATGGTTCAGTGCCGTGTGGACACAAAGAAGATGGACTGCCGGACATCGAAAAGCTGGACAGACAGGGACTGGATGGAGTGGCAGGCGAATGCGTTATCATCTGCAGTTCTGATGCCTGTTTCAATGGTGCGGATGGTAGCTGAAAATTTTAAGCGGCCCGGACTACATCAGATTTTTTGTCATTATGCACTGGCTGAAGAAGTGGCTTCCGTATTTAATGTCTCATTTGAAGCAGCAGGATACAGACTGAAACAGCTTGGATATATTCCACAGGAGGCACAACTAAGTACAGATATCCTTAACATGATTTCTTTTGATTTGGCTTGTAATTACTAGCAGAAGGTTGAAGTATGCGGATTACAGAATGATCCGCATATTTTTTTACCCTAGGTGTTAGCAAATTAGCGAACAAATGAACACAAAGAAAATATAAATATTATATTACTTCATGGAATATATTACAGGGTTAATCAGTATAACACAATAATATAGGTTTCAGAATAAGATATGAAGAAATCTAAAAAATATGAATACTTTTTGTTATAACTTTTCGACACAGCACATATGATAAAAAGAAAAATGTCAGATTATGGAAAGAAGGTGAGAACACATGGCAGATGGAGTAATACATAGATGCACCAAGGAATGCCCATACAACAAAAAATGTTTTGTATGCAAAACAGAGGCGGAAGTATCAGGGAATGTTGTGGTGCTTCATAAATGTGCAGTTACGAAAGAGGATATTCCGATTCAGATAGGAAAAGCAGAAAATGCCTGTGTTTTATGATGGGCAGAACAGTAAACTTAATAATCGGACTAGCTTGTAAAGACAGCCACTAGGATGTGCTGATATTACAGTAGCCTACGAAACAGGGATGTTAGTAGAATGCTGTAAAAAATCAGGGATTCTAGTGGCTTTCTTAAAGTCAGCTATTTTTAGCCAACAGCCTGTTTATGTGACAGACTGTTGGCTTTTTTGTTTCAAAAAAATGGAAAGCTGACGGATTAGGTTAATTACACAGATAATTTTCTCCATTGCAGTGAACAAAGAATTAAAGATTTTCAGGAACAAAAGGGAGAACAAGTATATAGATACCTGATTACGATACGCATTTGGGTAGTATGGATGTTCTTCTGACCGATGAGATTCAGTTCAGCATTGGAGATAAAAATACCTAACCTTATATATTCTCCGTTTGAAAAATTCAAAACACGATTTTTTTTCAAAATAAAAAAGCGAATAAAGAGAAGAAGGTAATAGGAAAAAATTTCAAGAAAAAAATCGAATAGGAAATTAGTCTTCCTATTTGGATTTTATATTTCTATCAGACAAGGACGAAGGGAGGTGAAAAGCTGTGAGTGCAAATGAGCGAAGAGCTGAGATCATGCGAATCATGGTCGCACGAAGACAAGAGAATATGCAGGTTTTAGCTGCTGAGCTTGGTGTTACGGATAGAACTATCCGAAATGACATTCTTGTGCTTACAGCTGAGTATCCTCTTGAAACTACTAGAGGTAACGGAGGCGGTGTCCGTATCGCTGACTGGTATCATCCACATAAAAATATTTTTTCACAGGATCAGATTTCGGTTTTGGAACAGTTGATGGACAAGGCTGATGATGAACAGAAAAAAGTGCTTGACCAGATGCTCCGTGAATACGGCTCTAACAAGTATAGTCCTGCAGTCTAGGACAGGCGGATGACGATCTGCCATCCAAGTACATTATTGACGAGTACCCACGGCCATGAGAGCCGAATGTGAAAGGATGATTTTATTATGAAAAAGAAAATTTTTATCTGCAGCCCTTATCGGGGCAGAGTCGAGGAAAACAAAAAGAATGCAGTGAGCTACGCAAGGATCACTGCCATGTCAGGTGACGTTCCAATCGTACCACATCTCTATTTCCCATCATTCCTCGATGACAATATCCCAAACGAGAGAATGACAGGCATCGCAATGGGTCTTGAACTCATGGATATGTGCGATGAGGTGTATGTGTTCGGTTTCGACATCACGGAAGGCATGAAGTTTGAACTCGACCATGCAAAAGAAACAAGGAAGCCTGTAAGGCTTTATGATACAGATTTCAATCCCGTGAATGTCAGAACCATTCCTGTGGATGAACGTGCGGATGCCAGATACAAGGGCATCATCAGAAATCTGAAGGTGTTGAAGTAGGAGGTCCGCCATGTCAGCAGTCAATGTCCGTTACGGACTGTATCCGGGTGACCGCCTTATGGTCACTGCCGAAAAGAAAAAGAAGAAAGCAACCGTAGTAAAGGAGTACCCGTTCCATATTCTGATGGACTGGGGAAAGTACAAGTCCAGCGTAAACAAGATCGATGTGTATACAGGTGATGTGAAGCTGGCACGCATTTGAAAGGAGAGAACGCCATGAGTGAGGCATTGTTATTAGTGGCCGAGGGCTACGAGCAGATTGCTGCCGGAATCAGAAAGATGGTTGCAGCACAGAAAGATACACCAAAGAAAGAGGAGAAGCCTGTGAAGAAGGCTGAAAAGAAGGAAACTCCTGTGGCAGATACACCGAAGGAAGAAGCTGCACCGAAGGAGACAGCCGTTGACAGAAAGACGGTCCGTGCCTTCCTTGCGGACAAGTCCAGATCAGGAAAGACCTCGGAGGTAAAGAACCTGATCGAGCAGTTCGGATTCCAGAAGCTGTCAGATGTTCCTGATGAGAAACTGCCGGAACTGTATGAGAAAGCGCAGGTGCTCTAATGGGCGGACATGCAAGGTTCTCCCCATCGTCCGGTAAAAGACGTCTGGAATGCCCTCCATCGTTACTGTTGGAGGAGCAGTTTCCAGACGAAGAATCTCCATTCGCAGCAGAAGGGAGTGCCGGGCATGCGATGGCGGAGTACCTCATCAATAAGTATCTGAAGAAAAGGACTAAAAGACCTGTATCTGATTATTATTCGGATGAACTGCTCGAAGCCGTGGATGATTACGTGGAATATAACATCACCCAGATCGAACAGGCAAGGAAGGACTGTGATGAACCATTCATCGGAGTGGAACTGAAGGTCAGCCTTGCACACAGAATCAATGACTGTTTCGGTACTGCAGATATGGTAGTGGCCGATTCCCATAAGATCCACATTATCGATCTGAAGCTCGGCAAGGGTGTGGTGGTCGATGCAGAGCAGAATGTTCAGCTTATGATCTACGGACTGGGAGTGTTGGACATGCTTGGTTTCTTATATGAAATCGACACGGTGGAGCTTACCATCGTCCAGCCGAGAATCGAACATTTTTCTACTTGGGAGATATCAGCCGGGGAGCTGCTTGCATGGGGAAAGGACGTCCTTGAACCGGGAGCAGCAAAGGCTCTTTCAGGCGAGGGAGAGTTTAAAGCCGGAGATCACTGCCGATTCTGCAAGGCAAGATTTACATGCCGTGCAAGGGCAGAGGAGTATTTAAAACTTGCCCAGATGGAATTTGCCGAGCCGGCCCTTATGTCGGATGAGGAAATTGCAGAAGTCCTTTCCAAGGCAGATGCGCTGAAGAAATGGGCAGAGGAGGTTTACACCTATGCTCAGAATGAAGCAGTAGTTAACCATAAAGAATGGCCGGGCTATAAGCTGGTCCTGGGAAGAAGCAACCGTAAATATACAGATGAAGAGGATGTGGCAGAGGCAGCACAAAAAGCCGGATACACGGATATCTTCAAAAAGAGCCTGATCGGCATTACCGAGATGGAAAGGCTGATGGGCAAAAAGAAATTTAATGAGATCCTTGGTTCACTGGTGTACAAGCCTGACGGCAAGGTCACACTGGTGCCGGATTCAGATAAAAGAGAAGCAGTTAAAACAGCAACCGCAGAAGCGGATTTTAAGGAGGACTAAATTATGACAACAGCAAACTTAACCAAAGTAATCGTACCTTGCAGACTCAGCTATGCACACCTGTGGGAGCCGGATTCCATCAATGGAAGCGAACCGAAGTACTCTGTCTCCTGCATCATCGACAAGAATGATAAGGAGACCATTGCCAAAATCAAGAAGGCAATTGAGGTAGCAAAGGATGAAGGAAAAGGCAAGTGGGGCGGTAAGATCCCAGCGAACCTGAAGACACCGTTAAGGGACGGAGACATCGACAGACCGGAGGATGAGGCATATGCGGACAGTATGTTCTTAAATGCCAACAGCAAACAGGCACCGCAGATCGTGGACAGACAGGTACAGCCGATTCTTGACCAGAGCGAGGTATATTCCGGCTGCTACGGAAGGGTATCCATTACATTTTATGCTTACAACAGCAACGGCAACAAGGGCATTGCTGCCGGACTTGGAAATGTACAGAAGTTAAGGGACGGAGAGCCTCTCGGTTCCAGAGCCAATGCGAAGGATGAATTCGAGGCAGTGGATGCGGAGGACGATTTCCTCGCATAGAAACAAAGCAGCAGAGCATAGGAAGGGCGGTGGCATACACCGCCCGGATACATAAAGGAGATGTACTTTCATGGAAGAACTGATGAAGGAGCTTAACAGCATAAAAAAATATATCCCGTATAACACATACCGCACCATCAAAGGACAGATGAAGTCCGGCAATGTGGAAGCAGCAAGAACGGGGATCAGCAGAATAAAGAAAAGAGCGGAGGGACAGAAACATGGACACACTTGCAATTGATATTGAAACATACTCAGATGTGTCACTACCGGACTGCGGGGTACACAGGTATGCAGCATCGGAGCAGTTCGAGATCCTTTTGTTTGCATACAGTCTGAATGACGAACCGACACGGATCATTGACCTGGCATCCGGGGAGAAGATATCGGATAAGATCATGGAATATCTTACGGATGATTCCGTAATAAAGACCGCTTATAATGCAGCATTCGAGCGGAATTGTATCAACCGATTCTTCGGTCTTTCCTTAAAACCGGAAGGATGGAGATGCACGCTTGTACAGGCATCCATGCTGTCACTTCCGCTGTCACTGGAAGGAGTGGGGGAAGCCTTGAACCTTGATAAGAAAAAGATGTCCGAGGGAAAAGACCTCATCCGCTATTTCTGTATGCCGTGCAAGCCTACCAAGGCAAATGGTGGAAGGACAAGGAATCTTCCGTCCGATGCACCGGAGAAATGGGAACTGTTCAAGACATACTGCATCCGTGACGTGGATGTGGAAAAACAGATCAGGAATAAACTAACGAAGTTCCCGATACCGGACAGAGAGCAGGAACTTTACTGCATGGACCAGAGGATCAATGACAGGGGCATCATGGTGGATCAGGAACTTATCGGACACGCTGTGGCATGCGACCTTCTGTATAAGGAGACGGTAACGAAGAAGGCATATGAGATATCAGGACTGGAAAATCCAAACAGCGTATCGCAGCTTAAGGACTGGCTGAATGAAAAGGGCATCGAGGTGGATTCCCTTGCCAAGGCTGCCGTGGAAGAACTGGTGGAGAACACACAGGGAGATGTGGCAGAAATGATGAAGTTGAGACTTGCCATGTCAAAGACATCCGTAAAGAAGTACGAAGCAATGGAACGTTCGGTATGTCCTGACGGAAGGGTGCATGGATTATTACAGTTTTACGGGGCCAACCGCACGGGCAGATGGGCCGGCAGACTTGTGCAGATCCACAACCTTCCGCAGAACCATATGGAAGACCTGGAACTGGCACGCTCCCTTGTAAAGGAAGGCAGATATGACCTGGTGGAGCTTTTGTATGATTCCACACCGGATGTGCTTTCGGAGCTGATCCGTACTGCATTCGTGGCAAGACCCGGATGCAGATTCATCGTCAGCGATTTTTCAGCGATCGAGGCAAGGGTCATGGGCTACCTTGCCGGAGAGGGATGGGTCATGGAGGAGTTCCGTGGCACCGGAAAGATCTATGAGCAGACGGCATCCAAGATGTTCCATATCCCAATCGGAGAGATCACAAAGGGAAGCCCGTACCGTGCAAGGGGAAAGGTGGCATCACTTGCCTGTCAGTATGGCGGTGCGGAAGGTGCGCTTATCAGCATGGGAGCATTAAATTTTGTGGAAGAAGAGGAACTGAAAGGACTGGTGCAGTCATGGAGGGCAGCAAATCCGCACATCGTGAATTACTGGTATGAGATTGACGGTGCGGTAAAGGCAGCCGTGAAAGAGAGGAAGATGACAAAGGTCGGAATGGTGATGGTATATTACCAGTCCGGGATGTTAAAGATCGCACTGCCGTCCGGAAGGGTGCTGTCCTATGTAAGACCAAGGATGACCGTGAACCGCTTCGGCTCGGAAAGTGTCAGCTATGAAGGAATCGGCACGAACCGCAAGTGGACGAGGATCGAATCTTATGGCGCAAAATTCTGCGAGAACATCGTCCAGGCAACCGCAAGGGATGTACTGGCAGAGGCAATGCTCCGTCTGGAAAAGAAGGGATTTGATATCGTGTGCCACATCCATGATGAAGTGGTGCTTGAAGTGCCGGAGGGAACATCCTCGGTGGAAGAAGTCAATGAGATTATGGCGGTATGCCCTGACTGGTGTGAGGGGCTTCCGCTTAAGGCTGCCGGATTTGAAAGTCCGTTTTACAAGAAAGATTAGGAGGAACTTATGGGAGGATGCAACAGGGAAGGGTATCCGGATCCGACCGCAGGTATTGCAATCGGACGGGTCATGAAACAGGAAAAGCGTAAAAAGAAGGAGGTAAAGAAGGATGTTCGTATCGATTGGAAACTCAAGAATGGACAAAAAGTTTAACTGTACGGATATGACATATGAAGATTTTGTCAGCCGTCTGTCCAAGACAAAATATACTGCGGAAACAATGGAGCAGTACAGGAAGATGCCGAAAGGACAGCAGGACAATATCAAGGATGTCGGAGGATTCGTCCTTGGAAAGCTGAAGGGCGGACGAAGGAAGAAGGACTGCGTGATTTCCAGATCCGCCATCACGCTTGATATGGATTACGGAACACAGGGCATTATCGATGAACTGGAAATGTTTTTTGACATGAAGATGGTGGTGTATTCCACACATAAGCATACACCGGAGAAACCGAGGCTTCGTATCGTCATATTCCTGACAAGGGATGTGACACCTGATGAGTACGGGGCAGTCAGCCGTATGCTTGCATCGGATATCGGCATCGAACTTTTTGATGATTCCACCTATGAACCATCAAGACTCATGTACTGGCCGAGCACTTCCAGTGACGGTGAGTATGTGTTTCAGGAAATCGAAGGGAATGAAGTTGATCCCGATGAAGTGCTGTCCCGTTATAAGGACTGGCATGATGTATCAGCGTGGCCGGTCAGCAACCGTCAGGCATCTGTTGTGCAGAGGGATATCAAAAAACAGGCCGACCCGCTTTCCAAGGACGGACTGATCGGGGCCTTCAACCGCACATACACAGTGACACAGGCAATCGACAAATTTATCCCGGATGTGTACAGGCATTCAAGGGCGATTCCCGGAAGATACGATTATATCCCGGCGGACTCTGCTGCCGGAGTCGTGGTCTATGATGACCTGTTCGTATACAGCCACCATGCCACAGACCCATGCTGCGGAAAGCTGATGAATGCGTTTGATGTGGTAAGGCTTCATAAATTCGGTGACAAGGATGCAAGGGCAGCCGAAGGGACAGAGCCGGGAAAACTCCCATCTTTCAAAGCAATGCAGGATTTTGCTTCTGCAGATGAAGAAGTGAAGAACACACTTTCCAAGGAAAGACAGGAGCTGGCGGTACAGGAATTTTCCACAGAGTCGGATGAGGACTGGCAGAACAAGCTGGCACTTGACCGCAGGGGAAATATCAAGGATACACTGCAGAACATTGCACTGATCATCCGCAACGATGAGAATTTCAAGAACATCGTATACAACGAGTTCAAGGATACCATTGATGTCATCGGTCCGCTTCCGTGGAAACAGGTAAAACCCGGATGGAATGACTCTGACCTTGCAAATGCAAAAGTGTATTTCGAGAGGGTGTACGGGATCTGGTCGCCGACCAAGTTTAAGGATGCACTGCTTGCCGTAGTGTCATCCGACAGGCTCTACCATCCAATCAAGGATTATTTCGCAACGCTTCACTGGGACGGACAGGAGCGTATCGACACACTGCTCATCGACTACTTCGGTGCGAAAGATTCACCGTACACAAGGGCTGTCATCCGCAAGACACTGGTGGCTGCGGTAGCGCGTATCTATAAGCCGGGAGTAAAGTTCGACTCCATCCTCGTGCTGAATGGACCGCAGGGAATGGGAAAATCCACCTTCTTTGCCATACTTGGAAAGCAGTGGTTCTCGGACTCCTTATCCATTTCAGATATGAGGGATAAGACTGCTGCCGAGAAGCTGCTCGGAAACTGGATTCTTGAGATCAGTGAGATGAACGGTATCCGCAAGACGGAAGTCGAGGTAGTAAAGTCCTTTGTCACCCGTCAGGATGATAAGTTCCGTCAGGCATACGGAGTCAATGTAGAGTCGCATCCAAGAAAGTGCATCATTGTGGGAAGCACCAACTCCGAGGGCGGATTCTTACGTGACGTGACAGGAAACAGAAGATTCTGGCCGGTGCATGTGCCGGGGACAGGAAAACACCACCCGTGGGAGCTTGACTGTGTCGACCAGATCTGGGCAGAGGCAATCCATCTGTATAACGAAGGTGAGGAGCTGTTCTTAAAAGGCGCGGAGGCAGAGGAAGCATACAAGATGCAGCAGGAGGCAATGGAGTCGGATGACCGTGAGGGAATCGTGCAGGACTATCTTGACAGACTGCTGCCGGACAACTGGGCATCAATGGATATCTATCAGAGAAGGGCATTCCTTGGTGGAGGAGAGTTCGAGACGGTCGGTGTCAAAGGAACGGTTATGCGTGAGCGTGTGTGCATCATGGAGATCTGGGTGGAGTGCTTCGGCAAGGAGCGCCAGAATTTAAAGAAGGCAGATTCCTATGAGATCGAAGGCATCTTAAACAAGATCGGGGGATGGAAGAAGTATGATTCCAATACCACGGGCAAGACCAAAGTCCCCCTTTACGGAGTGCAGAAGACTTTTGTGCGGATGGATGAGAAACCAGAGGAAACCCATTAGGCGGTTTCCGTGGTTTCCCAGATGCAGATGGGCAACGGTAGTCGGAAACCGTGCTGACACCTTGGAAAATAAGGGGTTGCGGTTCTTAGTTTCCCAGTTTCCCATTAAATCCAGTTGAGAATTAAAAATAAAGATAAAAAGAGCAATTCATGTATATATGCGCGTATAGGAGTTAAAGGCATATGGCAACCGCAATCGGCAAAGGAGGTACCTGGTTTTGCTAGAAAGTACAGTAGAGAGACATTTGAGGGAAGAAGCAAAAAAGCGGAAAGGCATGGCACTGAAGTTCGTATCACCCGGTATGAATGGAGTGCCTGACCGCATCGTCCTGATGCCGGACGGAAAAATGGCATTCGTGGAACTGAAAGCACCGGGGAAGAAACCGAGACCGCTTCAGCTGAAGAGAAAGAGGATGCTTGAGGGGTTAGGCTTTCCCGTTTATGTAGTTGATAATATTGAACAGATCGGAGGTATCCTAGATGAAATACAAAGCACATGATTATCAGCAGTATGCAACAGATTTTATAATCGAACATCCTGTGAGCTGCCTGATCCTTGATATGGGACTTGGCAAAACGGTCATCACGCTTACGGCACTGTGGCTTCTGCTGTTTGACTATTTTGAAGTAAGACGGATCTTGGTGATAGCACCGAAGCGTGTGGCAGAGACCACATGGCCGGCAGAGATAAAAAAGTGGGAGCATCTTTACGGCATGACATTTGCCGTGGCAATGGGAACTGCAGAGCAGAGAAAGGAAGCACTTCTGTCAGGAGCCGATGTGACGATTATTGGAAGGGACAATGTTTCTTGGATGACAAAAAATATATTTTTTGATTTTGACATGGTCATCATTGATGAGCTGTCGAGCTTCAAGTCCCCGAAGGCACAGAGGTTCAAAGACCTGAAAAAAGTAAGGCCGATGGCAAAACGTGTGGTCGGGCTTACGGGAACACCGGGAAACCTCATGGACTTATGGGCAGAGATTGGAATCCTTGATATGGGGCAGAGGCTTGGAAGATATATCAGCGGCTACCGTGACAGGTTCTTTCTGCCGGATAAGCGGAATCGAGAGATCATCTTTTCGTATAAACCGAGGGAAGGGGCAGAAGAAAAAATATATGAACTGATCTCCGATATCAGCATTTCCATGAAAGCAGTGGATTATCTTGATATGCCGGAATGCATAAGCAACCGGGTGTCCGTTTCCATGTCGGAATCCGAACAGGGGCTTTATGACAGGATGGCAGATGAAATGATCCTCGAATACGGGGAAGGACAGGACATCGATGCGGTAAATGCAGCAGCCTTGAGCAACAAGCTCCAGCAGATGGCAAACGGTGCGGTCTATGATGAATCCGGCAATGTCCGTAATATCCATGACAGAAAACTGGATGCTCTGGAAGACCTGATCGAATCAGCAAACGGAAAACCGCTTCTGGTTGCATACTGGTTCAAGCATGACAGGGAGCGGATATTAAAACGGTTTCCGGCAAGGGATATCAATACAAAGAAGGAAATCGAGGACTGGAATGAAGGAAAAATCCCGGTGGCGCTGATCCATCCGGCATCGGCAGGACACGGACTGAATCTTCAGGAAGGCGGTTCGACCATCGCATGGTTTTCACTTACATGGTCCCTTGAACTGTATCAGCAGTTAAATGCCAGACTTTACAGACAGGGGCAGAAACACACGGTCATCATAGAGCATCTGGTGACAGAAGGCACGGTCGATGAAGATATCCTCCGGGCAATCGAAAAAAAGGATAATACACAGAATGCAATGATAGAAGCAGTAAAGGCAAGGATTGGAGGCATGACGGATGACGGCAGAAGTAATGATGAAGGAATATAAGAATATGAAAAAGGAACTGACCGTGACTGAGTTCCAGCTCCGTCAGTTTCAGGGAGTGAGCGAACAGGACATGATCGATTCCATGCTTTACTCCCATCAGGAAGGGGAAAGGGTGCAGACGAGCACTCTTTCCGATAAAACGGCAAACATAGCGGTCAAATATAAGGCTGCAATGGAAAGGGAAAATGACGAGTGGTATGGTTTCCTTTTCCACAGATATATGTTCCTGAAGGAAGAACTGGATTTTTTCGAGCATGCAGTGAACGGACTGGATGAAAGACATAGAAGCATTATCACGGATCTTCTGGATGAGGACATGACATGGGACATCATGATGGAAAGATACCATGTGAGCCATACGATGATAGCAAAGTACAGAAAAGCAGCATTGAAGGAACTTGATAAACAGTATGAACTGAGGGACAGACAGGTGGAAGCCTTTGTCCTCGGATAGGAGGTTTTTATGTGTAAGCGTGGAGATATTTATTATGTGGATTTTGGAGAAAAAGATGGAAGCAAGCAGGGCGGTGTCCGTCCGGCACTGGTGGTAAGCAATAATAAGGCGAATAAGCATTCCCCGGTGGTTACGGTCGTTCCGCTGTCAGCCAGGGTGTGGAAAAAGAAGTATCTTCCGACCCACGTGCAGATTCCCAAAGGCAGCGGTCTGAACAAGCCGAGCATGGCTCTGGCGGAACAGGTGGAGACCCTTGATAAAACAAGACTTGGAGAAAGAATCGGGGAAGTGTTGGATGACATGGTCATGGAGCAGATTACAGTAGCACTCCAGATACAGATAGGTGCATATGCAGAGTACAATTAAGGCAGTCAGACGGCTGTCTTTTTTGTTTGGGTTATGGTAAAATCTTAATATGTTTGGGACTTGGGAAGGAAGTGATGTTCTATGTCATATGAAGAAGATTACAGAAAACCATATAGTGCAAAATGTGCTTGTGGAAAAGGATATTTGCAATTTTACAGAATATATTTATCAAATGACTGGGGACAGGAAAAAGAGAATGATACGGCAGTTGAGATTTTTTGTGACAGTTGTAAGGTGAAATATCATTACGAAAGAAATTATGGCAATGATTATCTAGTTCCGAATGGGTTAGCGTTTCCAAAGCAAAGACCCGAATTGGACAGAAAATATTCGTATAATGATAAAGAAAAACTTGTAAAAAAATATGGCAGAGAAAAAATAGCTGCTATGGTGGCGGATATGACCGCACCAAAACATAGATTTATAAAGAATCTGGAAAACGAAGATGCCATTAGTTTTGCAAATTCGTGGGCACAGTGGTACAGAAAGAAGTCACTGGCACCGATGGTGTCATATCTACAAAAAATACTAGATGAATATGATGATATAGAAAAGAGTATTGCAGCTAAACAACCATATAATAAAAAATATGAACAGGAATGCAATATCTTTTCAAAACAGATAATGGAAACAGTAGAAAAGAGTTGTCAGCTATCATTCCGATATGATAAGGAGCGAGACGAAGCTGAACGAGAGCAAAGGAGAAAAGAGCAGGAACAATACGAAGAAAAGCACAGATATGATGATTTTGAGGCTGTAGTTCATTATGATTCTTCGTATAAAAGAGATTTTTCAAATCAGTATTGGGACAGCTATTTTATAAAAGAGTGTATAGATCCACAGCATTTATCGTTGGACAAATCGGGGTATGGAAAACCTATAATAACAATTGCAAAAAAATATGCATGTGTCTGTCAAATCTGTGGAAAAGAAGAGGACATACTTTCATCTAATATGAAAGTCCTTTATGATGAGGACAGAGGCTATTATTTGGCTAAATGCTGCAGTTGTCATGAGATATCATCTTTTGAAGCAAAAACAATGGATCTGTTGGATCAGTTAGGAATTACCTATATCAGGGAGAAATCTTTTGACGGCTTAGTAGGTGATTCGAGCAGAGGGCTTCGTTTTGATTTTGTGTTGTCTAAATCTTCTGATAAAGATGGAAAACCAATCTTTGACCTGGCTATAGAATTACAGGGACCGCATCACTATAAAAAAGGTTATTATGATGAATTTGGAACTTATGTGGCAGAAGATAACAGCTATGCATCGGATAGATTTGATCGGCAGATAAAGTATGATGATAGAAAAAGACAATATTGTGAGCAGAACGGTATCAGTTTAGAGTGCATCAAGTATACGGCATCAAATGATCAGGAACGTTTAGAAAAAGCAATTAAAAAAATTCTTAAGGATCATGGTTATAAATACTTTGTGGAAAGCGAGAAACATGATGATTGGATGGTGCACTAAAGGTGTACTAAGGGTGTACTGACTTTTTAATTTACATCTGCTATGATTAAGATGGCAAAAAAGAAAGGGAGCGGAAACGCTCCTTTTTATGTTGCCATAAGGCGGTGTCTTTCCAATCCTTTCACACCGCCCGTGTACATAGAAGGGAGGAATGGCGGATGCCGATGAAACCAAAGAAGCCGTGCAGACATCCCGGATGTCCGAAGCTGACAGACGGACTGTACTGCGAGGAGCATGAAGCACTGCACCGTGGTGACAGGGCGAGCAGCAGCAAGCGTGGTTATAACAGGCAGTGGCAGAAGGCAAGGGCAAGATACCTGAAGGCACATCCTTTGTGTGTTCAGTGTTTAAAGGAAGGCCATGCAGTGACAGCAACCGTGGTCGATCATATCAGACCGCATCGTGGTGATCCCGTCCTGTTCTGGGACGAGAAGAACTGGCAGAGCCTTTGCAAGTCCTGTCATGATAAAAAGACATGGAACGAAGATAACAATCCAGAGTATCGGTTCTGACGGAAGACCGTGGGGGTATCTGAATCTCTACAGGCTGAGCCGCTGAAGACCGATGGCCCCCTTTGCGTGAATTTTCGCAGAATTAAACAGGGGGGATATAAAAAGGGTATGGTAATTTTCGCAGAATGTACTTAAAACACGGCAAAAAGGGGTATTTCCTTTTGCCGGAAAATCAGGAAAAAAGCATTATTTAAGACTGGAAAACAGTGTAAAAACATTGTTTTTCCGGTCTTTTTTTGTGTGCCGGAAGGAGAGTGGAAAGGATGACGGACGCACAGGCAAAGCAGATCAATGAGATGCGGATGAAGGGGATGGGATATAAAGCCATAGGAATGGCAATCGGACTGTCCCGTGACATCGTAAGGAATTACTGCAAGAGACATAACCTTGCCGGATACGCCACGGTGGTTTCAAAAAATATGAAACTCATGGTGGACGGTAAAGAGGTGTGCCACTTCTGCGGTAATCCGATCACGCAGCCGAAGACAGGCAGACCGAGAAGGTTCTGCTGTGAAAAATGCAGAAGGGAATGGTGGAAGGCACACCCGGAAGCAGTGAAGAAAAGCGAGAAGGCTTCCTACACGCTTGTATGTGAGCAGTGCGGGAAGCCTTTCATTTCCTATGGAAACAAGAACAGAAAATACTGCGGCCGTGAATGTTATTTCCGGCACAGATTTTTAGCAGAGGAGGATATGGAAGATGCAGTTTCAGAGTTATAAAATAGCAGACCTTATCCCGGCTTCCTATAATCCGAGGAAGAAGTTAAAACCGGGTGATAAGGAATATGAAAAAATCAAGAACTCCATTAAAGAGTTTGGTTATGTCGAGCCGATCATTATCAACTCAGACATGACCATTATCGGAGGACACCAGAGAGCCACGGTCCTTGCAGACCTCGGGTACACGGAAGTGGAGTGTATCGTGGTCGATATTGACAAGACCAAGGAAAAGGCACTCAATGTTGCCCTTAATAAAATTACGGGCGAATGGAACAAGGAACTCCTGGCTGACCTTATCAAAGACCTTGAGGATTCGGATTTCGATGTCGGCATTACGGGTTTTGAACCGCCGGAGATCGAACAGCTTTTTAATTCCGTGCATGATAAGAAGATCACGGAGGATGATTTTGATGTGGAAGCGGAGCTTGCAAAACCGACCGTGGCAAAGACAGGAGATGTATGGCTGCTTGGGAAGCACCGTGTCATCTGCGGTGATTCCATTCTGCCGGAGACTTACGATAAGCTGATGGATGGACAGAAGGCAAATCTTGTCCTGACGGATCCGCCATACAATGTAAATGTTGAGGAGACGGCCGGTAAGATCAAAAACGACAACATGCCGGATGAGGATTTCTATAAGTTCCTGTTTGCTGCATTTGTAAATATGGAGCAGTCAATGGAACAGGATGCTTCCATTTATGTATTCCATGCGGATACAGAGGGGCTGAATTTCAGAAAGGCATTCAAGGATGCCGGATTTTACCTTTCCGGGTGCTGCATCTGGAAGAAGAACGCACTGGTTCTTGGAAGAAGCCCGTACCAGTGGCAGCACGAGCCGTGTCTGTTCGGATGGAAGAAAGGCGGGAAGCACCAGTGGTATTCCGACAGGAAGCAGACCACCATCTGGGAATATGACCGTCCGAAGGCAAGCAAGGACCATCCGACCATGAAGCCTGTGGCGCTTATGGCATATCCAATCCAGAACTCCTGCATGAGCAACTGCATCGTGCTTGATCCGTTCCTTGGTTCCGGCTCTACGCTGATCGCCTGTGAGCAGACACACCGTATCTGCTACGGCATCGAACTGGATGAGAAGTTTGTGGATGTGATCGTAAACCGCTACATTGAACAGTGCGGTTCGGATGCGGATGTATTTGTCATCCGTGACGATATGAAAATTTCATATCAGCAATTATGCAGGGGAGGGCAGTATAATGAAACAGATGACCTTCCTTGATCTATGTTCCGGCATCGGCGGCTTCAGGCTCGGTCTTGAAACTGCCGGTCATAAATGCATCGGGTACTGTGAATATGATAAATTTGCAAGAGCCTCATATGAGGCAATGTATGATACGGAAGGAGAGTGGAAAGCTCATGATGTCACAAAACTCAAACCCGAAGATGTCCCTTATGCAGACATCTGGTGCTTCGGATTCCCATGCCAGGACATCTCCGTTGCCGGAAAACAGCGGGGACTGGTCGGAAAAAGAAGTGGAATATATTACAACATTATTGACCTCCTCAAAGGCAAAGAGGAAAGTGCTAAACCCTCATACCTACTTGTTGAGAACGTTAAGAACCTGTTATCGATCAATGCAGGATTCGATTTTGCCTCAGTTCTGTCTGAAATGGACGAAGCAGGGTATGACTGTCGGTGGCAGGTGCTTAACTCCAAAAACTTCGGAGTCCCGCAGAACCGTGAGCGTGTGTTCATTATCGCAAATCTTAGAAGCAGAGGTAGACGAGAAATATTACCTCTCACCGGAGAAAACGCAGCAGCTCTTAACCAGCTTATAGGAGGTATGCAGGGCTACCGTGTTTATGGGACGGACGGCATTTCCGCAACCCTTGTGGGGAATGCGGGCGGTGTCGGGGCCAAGACGGGTCTTTACTTCATCGACCAGAGCAACCATGATCCGAAGATCACGGATACGGCAAGATGCCTGACAGCGAGGTACACAGCCGGGATGACCAACCATACCGCCATGAACTCAGCCGTGTTGGAAGTCCACCCGGTGCTTACACCGGAGCGGATGGAGAAACGGCAGAACGGAAGAAGGATGAAAGAGGACGGAGAGCCGATGTTCACCCTGACCTCTCAGGACAGGCACGGTGTGTATGTCTGTGAAAAGGTGGATTCCGTCAAAGTAAAAAATGCTACAAAGGCAGGATATGAAGTGGCACGGGAAGGGGACGGTATCAACCTTGCCTACCCGGACAGTGAGACAAGAAGGGGAAGGGTCGGAAAAGGATGCTCCCAGATATTGGACTGTTCCGGGCAGATGGGAACGCTCATGAGGGGCGGCCGCATCAGACGGCTGACTCCGAGGGAGTGCTTCCGTTTACAGGGATTTTCTGATGAGCTTTTTGACCGTGTCTCTGCCGTCAACTCCGATGCACAGCTTTATAAACAGGCCGGAAATGCAGTCACCGCAACGGTCGCTTATGCGGTTGCAATGTCGCTTCCAGAGTCCAGGAGCTGACATTACATTTTCTTTTGGAAAGTACCATTATCTGCTTGACTATACGGGCATTCAGAGTGATATATGGTACTACCAAAAGGAAAGGAGATCAATAGAATGGAAATTATTACAAACGCTGAGAACAGGAAAGAATTAGTAAAAGCCTTATCCGGACATTTCGGACAGAGGTCAGAATACCTTGGACCGCCATCCTTTGCATACCGCATCGGAAGCATCACGGTGGACAGGGATGCAAAGGTCATACTTGAAGATGACAGCATGGAAGACGAGGTGAGAAGAGTGCTTTTCCAGAATGATGTGGCAGAAGAGACACAGGAAACACAGACGGAAGAACCAGAAGCGGAGATCAAAATACCAATCGGCAGCATGACACCACAGAGCATCATCAACCTGATAAATATGATGCATTCCAAACAGTACCTTATCAACAGGGCAGTCGGCAGGGAGTGCATTTCCATAGCAGACAGCCTTATAAATGCCCTGGCCGAAAGAACTTTCGAAGATACGGAGACGGCAGCAGGGTTCATTACGGAACAGGGCGGATGCAGCGGTGTCACCTTTGCAGACGGGATCATTGAGTTCACGGGATTTCCGCATACCGATAACATGATGGAATACTGCAGACTTGCATCGGCAATTGTAAAGAAAGCATCGGAACAGAAACGTGTGAATCCGAAACAGACCATTGAAGAGAATGAAAAATATTACATGAGGGCATGGCTGGTATCCATCGGATTTGGCGGGAGCGAAGGAAAGGAAACAAGATCCTTCTTCCTTAAGGGGCTGAAAGGCCATACGGCATTCCGGACTCCGGAAGATGCGGAAAAGTGGAAAGCCAACCGCAAGGCAGAAAGGGGGGCAACGGTATGTTCGGAGTAAGCAGACAGACACTTGAGAGACTGAGGAAGGAATATCCTTCGGGAACCAGGGTGGAGCTTATCCGCCTTGATGATCCCTACCGAAAGATCCCGTCAGGGACCATCGGAACGGTGGAGTTTGTGGATGATGCAGGACAGCTCCACACGGTATGGGACGGACACGGCTCTCTTGCGATGATCTACGGAGTAGATGAATGGCGTAAAATACAGTCATAATATACACAGTTTTCCCTTGAAATCTTTGTGTAGTTTATGGCTCACATATAACTGGATATATGTGTGTTTTAGAGCGAATATGTACCTACCGAAAGGGAAGAAAACAAACGGAGGTACAAGCCATGAACGAAAGGATTACAAAGCAGATCGAGAAAATGAAGAAACAGACCATCGGGGTCGAGGTTGAGATGAATAACATCCGAAGGGATAAGGCTGCAGAACTTGCAGCGGCATTCTTCGGAACAGGAAGATTTGAAAACACGGCTTCCAGAAACGGATATTATACATGGTCCGCATGGGATGCAAGCGGAAGGGAATGGAAATTCCAGAAGGACGTCAGCATTGCGGGACCGGATGATAAAAAATGTGAGCTGGTCACACCGATTCTTCACTACGAAGACATCGAACTTCTACAGGAACTGATAAGAAAGCTCAGACATGCGGGAGCCAAGAGTGATGCAACAAGGGGATGCGGAGTCCACATCCACATCGGAGCAAAGGGACACACACCGCAGACTTTACGAAACCTTGCAAACATCATGGCGGGACACGAGAATCTTTTAGCGGATGCCTTAAACCTCGACAGCTGGCGGATGAACCGCTACTGCAAAACGGTAGACCCAAGATTCCTTAAGGAACTCAATAAAAAGAAACCGAAAACGATGGCAGCCCTTGCAGACATCTGGTACACGGCAAACGGGGCAAGCTACGGAAGAGACCATCATTACAATGACAGCCGATACCATATGTTAAACTACCATGCAACATTCACAAAGGGAACGGTCGAGTTCAGGCTTTTCCAATTTGATGCCCCGGCTGACGGAAAGCTGAACGGACTGCATGCGGGACAGCTGAAGAGTTACATCCAGCTCTGCCTTGCCTTAAGCCAGATGGCAAAGGAAGTAAGGACGGCAAGCCCGAAACCGCAGCAGACGGAAAATCCGAAATACGCAATGAGGACATGGCTTTTGAGGCTCGGATTCATCGGGGATGAATTCAAGACCGCAAGGGACATACTTACAAAGAGACTTGCAGGAGACACTGCTTTCAGAAGCGGAAGGGCTGCTTGAAGAGAACAGCCTCTTGCCACCTTGGAACACTGACCGCCATGAGCGGTCTTAAGGTGGTAGAAGGGTGTTCCCTTCAGAAAGGATGGAAACAATATGAAAAGATATTACATTGCTTATGGCAGCAACCTGAACATCAGACAGATGCGGATACGATGCCCTCACGCAAGGGTGATCGGTACTGCAGTTATAAACGATTATGAGCTTCTATTTAAAGGAAGCTGTACGGGAGCCTATCTTACCATTGAACCAAAGGAAGGCGGTGAGGTTCCTGTGGCGGTATGGGAAGTCACGGAGTCGGATGAGACGGCACTTGACCGCTACGAAGGATATCCGGTGTTTTATTACAAAAAAGAAATGGAACTTGATATCAGGGGCATCCGCACGGGGAAGATACGCAGAAGGAAGTGCTTTGTGTACATCATGCATGAAGAACGGAAGATAGGAGTACCTTCCCTTTCGTATGTCAGCACATGCCTTCAGGGGTACATCAGCTTTGGCTTTGACGAGCATTACCTTTCCGAGGCACAGATAAAAGCAGTGGAGGTAGCAGGACATGAAGAGTGAAACACTGCACATACGGATATGCCCCCGCTGCGGGGCTTCCTACGGAAGGACACCCGCTCTTTCAAGGGCAGACGGCAGAACGCTTATCTGCCCAGACTGTGGGACACGTGAGGCGCTTGAGAGTATTGGTGTTGGGGCAGAGGAACAGGAACAGATCCTTGAAGCCATCCACAGGTCGCAGCGGTAAAATCCACAATTTCTTCCACAGATCTTTGTGTACATTATAATGCTTAAATGACTGGATATATGTACGGTTCAGAGCGAATATGTACCTACCGAAAGGGAAAACAGAGAAAACGGAGGAAGATACGATGGAAACAAAGATCACAACAGCAGAAAAATTAGGAATGGAGCTTTACGGATGCATGAATTCAGCAGTCCTTGACTACGGTGACTATACGGTTGCAGTCTGGGAACACTGCTTTAAGGGTAGCATTGCAGAAGTTTATGAACTGGTTGAAACACCGGAAGAGACAGGTCTTGGAAGATGCGAATGCAGGATTTCAAGGATCGGAAGAAAAGAAGGGTTTGAGGATGCAGGACATGCAATGGCATGGGCACTTACAAAAGTAAAATAACAGAAAGGGCAGGGAATCCGTTCCCTGCCTGTGTACATTTACACAGTGTAGTGCCGTTATCTTTGTGTACATTATGGCACTGAAATGACTGGATATAATCAGCGTTTAGAGCGAATATGTACCTACCGAAAGGGAAAACAAAGAAAAAAGCGGAGGAACAAGACCATGAAGAAGATTGAGATTTTTGAAAAAGCCATGAACAAGGGAGGAAGCCTTAAGGATTACGGAATCAACAGCACATTGTTTGCAGCATACAGAGACTGCCAGGAAACAGGAAACGATAACATTGATTTCAACGGAGTCATCTGGGATTACGACATTCCGGAAATTGTAAAGGCTTTAAAGGAAAACGGCATCTGCAAATTTACGATAAGCAGTACATTTTCAAGCCTGATCGAAACCCTCGCAGCATTTGAAAAGGAAGGCATCAGGATGGCAGGGCTTACCGAGGTGAATGCAACATACTCGGATTGGAAAACAGGAAAGAAAGCAAGAATTCCGGCAATAAGAATGACACTTTAAGAATAAACACACAAATCGGAAGGCCTCTTCGGAGGTCTTTTTATTATGCCATTTAAGGGGAGGTGAGGACAGTGGCACAGAGAGGAAGAAAACCAAAGCCTACGGCAGTAAAGGTGCTGGAGGGCAATCCGGGCAAGAGAAGTCTAAACACTGGCGAACCAAAGCCTGATAAAAAGGCCCCGCGCTGTCCGGCATGGCTTGAGGATGAGGCAAAGAAGGAATGGAAGCGGATGGCAAAACAGCTGGAGCACCTAGGAATCCTTACGGAGATCGATATGGCAGCATTCGCAGGATACTGCCAGGCATATGCGAGATGGAAAGAGGCAGAGGAGTTCATTACACAGCACGGGACCATCGTAAAGACCCCGAGCGGATACTGGCAGCAGGTACCGCAGGTGTCCATTGCCCAGACCTATCTGAAGATCATGAATAAGTTCTGTGAGCAATTCGGACTGACACCGTCCGCAAGAAGCCGTATCTCCACGGACAGCGGTGAGGATAAGCAGAACGATGAAATGGAGCTTCTGCTTGTGAAAGGCGGTGCAGGATAATGTTCGACAAGGCAAAAGCAGACCATGCGGTCAATTTTATAAACTGTCTGAAACACACCAAAGGAAGGTGGCGGGGAGTTCCGTTTGAACTTCTCCCGTGGCAGGACGAGATCATCCGTACCCTTTATGGGACGGTAAAGGAAAACGGATACAGGCAGTACAATACCTGTTACTGTGAGATACCAAAGAAAAACGGAAAATCGGAGCTGGCGGCTGCAATTGCACTGTATATGACATGCGGTGACGGTGAATGGGGAGCAGAGGTTTACGGCTGTGCTTCCGACAGGCAGCAGGCTTCCATCGTATTTGATGTTGCGGTGGATATGGTGGATCAGTGTCCGGCACTGAAGAAAAGGATCAAGCCCGTCATGTCCGTAAAAAGGCTTGTATATAAACCAACCAACAGTTTCTACCAGGTGCTGTCGGCAGAGGCATACACAAAGCATGGACTGAACGTCCATGCGGTCATCTTTGATGAGCTGCACGCACAGCCGAACAGGGAACTGTTCGATGTCATGACCAAGGGTTCTGGTGATGCCAGGACACAGCCGTTGTTCTTCCTGATCACGACAGCCGGGACAGACCGGAATTCTGTGTGTTTTGAACAGCACCAGAAGGCTCTGGATATCATAGAGGGAAGAAAGATAGATCCGACATTTTATCCTGTGATCTACGGAGCATCCGATGAGGATGACTGGTCGAGTGAGGATGTGTGGTATAAGGCAAATCCGTCACTCGGATACACGATAGACATTGAGAAAGTGCAGAATGCATATATCAGTGCAAAAGAGAATGCAGCAGAGGAGAACGTATTCCGGCAGCTCCGTCTGAACCAGTGGGTGAAACAGAGCACCAGGTGGATGCAGATGGATAAGTGGGATGCCTGTTCCTTTGCCGTGAATGAGGAGGAGCTTCTCGGAAGGGAATGCTATGGCGGACTCGACCTTTCAAGTTCCACGGATATCACGGCATTCGTGCTTGTGTTCCCGCCAAGGAATGATACGGAGAAATATGTGATCCTTCCGTACTTTTGGATACCGGAGGATAACATGAGACTACGTGTCCGAAGGGATCATGTTCCTTATGATGTCTGGGCAGCCGAAGGGTGCTTAAAGACCACGGAAGGAAATGTCATCCATTATGGATTTATCGAGCAGTTCATTGATGAACTTGGCACGAAGTTTCATATCAAGGAGATTGCATTTGACCGATGGGGAGCTGTGCAGATGGTGCAGAATCTTGAGGGCATGGGATTTACCGTTGTCCCGTTCGGACAGGGTTATAAAGATATGAGTCCACCGACAAAAGAACTGATGAAACTGACATTGGAGGAGCGAATCGCACATGGCGGACATAAGGTGCTGCGTTGGATGATGGATAATGTGTTTGTCCGTCAGGAC